GAAAAGAAAACCAATCTATGAACATCAAGACGGCCGTGGTTCGTCGGTGCGATATACAATCGAAAAGGACAAGCGTCGTCGGGCCCGACTCTTAGCAGAAAAGTTAATGGGTAAAAATTACTTTACGAACATGCAAGAAGTCATGTTACAATCAGCAATCGAATTATCGGAAAGGAAAGAAAGATGAGTCATAATCGATACGGAAGAAATGGAAGACAATATGAGATTAAATTGAATTATAAATCATTGCAATATCTCAGTATGATTTTACATCAATACAAAGACGACGGCTTGAGAGATACATACGAAAAAAGAATGGCGCATGATCAATCAACGGAAGCCGTCAGACGGGGACTCGGAAAAGCGTATAAATATTTTTTATCGCAAGGAAGATATCCTCGTACCTATCACTTTGAAAGGAAGAGTGCTTAATGGGAAAAGTCAAAGCGTACTTTATGGAAATGGAAGAAGATGCTCAAACCATGAAAGAAATTGAGTTTATCAAAAAATATGGTGAGCAGTATCACTACGTTTGGCGCAATGAACAAGCGTGGATCGAGTCCAACAAAAAGAAAGGCATCGAACAGGATCGTAATCCCGAAGATCGTCATGAGATGTGGGAAAACGGCGGATGAAATGTTATCACTGCAATGAAGAAATTATTTGGGGAAATGATTTCGATTTAGAAGAAGACGAAAATGAAGAGTATGGCATTTTGTCCGTGTTGCATTGTCCAAACTGCGATGCTCTTCATGAAGTATATTATCCCCGAAAGAATCTAGAAGTAAGTGATGAAGGACAAGATTAATCCGAACTACTACCGCGGTAAGATAGAAGTCGCGGACTTTATCCGTGAATATCAATTAGATTACTTTGAAGGCAATGTGGTCAAGTATATTTCACGGTGGCGAAAAAAGAACGGCATTGAAGACCTTAAGAAAGCGCAATGGTATCTAAATTATTTAATCCGATCACAAGAGAATTAACGATCGTATAAAGGCTTATCCACTATTCCGCCCGCGGCTTTCATTATAGTAGCTTGTTTATCATAGGCACCGCTTCTCGCACCCGATACTCTAAACCCACCTACCTTAGTCGCCCCTGTATATTCTTGAACGGCATTTTTTATCTCCTTGTACTCTTGAGGACTAAAGGAACCTTGAATGGCATTTAATTGATCAACAAACGCGACATTCTTATCTGTTAGATATCCATACGCGTAACCTTGTGAACCGTCTTTGTTTTTAAAACCAAGTAAGAAACGAGGATCTTCACCGTGTCCCTCTATGGCTTTAGCCTTACCAAATTTTTCAGATTGTGCTTCTGTACCCTCGGCGTTGTAATTAGAATAGTTAAGATAGTTTTCAATGTTGTCCCCTAATTCTAAATCACGGGCCCGACGATTAGCAAAATTTATTTCAACGCCCGAGTCTGTATTAATTATTTGAGCGGCGTCTTGAGGATTATTATTTTCCGCATTGACTCTATCTAATAATTTTTGAGTTCTCTCTGTCGGTTTATTGTTTTCAATCGCTTGGTTTTGGTATCCACTTTTCTTACCTAAATTGTAAGGAATATCGTATTGATTGATATTTTTGTTTTTGAACTGATCATAAGTTAAATCAATGACTTCTTTTGTATCGGGATTAATTAAGTAATGATGCGTTTCACCCGGTTTTAAAGCTTCGGGAAATTCTTTATGAGTTAACATACGAGGTACATATCCACTTTCTTTACCCCCTAATTCAAACCAAGCCGCTTGTGTTGCAATAAAACAATGACCTGTTGTATCACCTGCCTTACAAGGCGCATCTTTTTTATAGTCCTTACCTAAAAGATCAGAGGTTAAATGTTTGTTAATAGTTCTCGCGAGATCAAATTGTTTAACATCGACGGCACCCCCGTCGACAAAGAACTTTGTTTCATTGGCAAAAGTAATGTTGTCGTATACAGGATGAACTTTATTACCCATTTTTATCTCACCCACTTGATCACCTAAGATCATATGTTTAGCCTTACTTGTTGGTTTTAATCTCGGTTCACTTTTCTCATTGGGATAATAAGCCATATCAACAGGAAGATTAAAATCTGTTCCTAAAGAATAATGGTGAGTCCCTTTATAAACGTTAGAAATAATGGTTGGAGTTTTTTCTAAAACATCCTTCCCAATTTTTTCATTAAATACTTTTGTTTCATCGAACTGATAACCTTCGGGTTCTTTAACCCATTCCCAGTTCTTCATCATGTTACCGTCTTTGTATAAAGGATATTTTTTATTAAGATTGACTCTTACTGTTGTAGCTCCTTTTGGTGCAGAGTCTAAATAAGACTCATCGTCCAGAGTTAGATTAGCAACTTGTAAACTACCCTTGTCATAAGTATCACTAATTCTTATCTGAGCTTTTTCAAATTCTTGACCTGTGATGTCACTGACGTTTCCTTCACTATCGGTTGCACGATAAAAATTTTCTTTTCGATCAAACATACCCGCAAGTTTTTGAGGGACAGGAAACACATCATAAATTTTATCATCTTCATCAAAGTCCACGGTGAGAATATTAGGCTTAGAAACTGCTTCTGTAAATCCTATGTCATCAACAGAAACTTTCTGTTGTTCTTGTTCCGTGAACGGTGGTAATTGAGCTATGCCTTCTGTTTCAGTAAAACCTTTATCTTTCATTATTTTCTCAACTTGATCAAATGAAACAGGATCAAAGTCCCTTAATTTTTCTACTTCTTTTTTAATATCAAAAGGATCTTCGACAGTGATCATGGCATTACCACTAGGCTTACCGCCTTCTAAACCTCTTCCGATATCTTGAGCAATGGTGCTTGCTTCGTCGTCCCCGATCACTGCATCACCAAACTGACCAATCGCACCTTGAGCAATTTTATCCGCGGTCTCGGGATCAACACCCGCCGCCTTTAATCGATCAGCAACTTTCTTGACATTAATCTCTTTGGTTAAACTTTCTGACGCTCGAGATATTCCCGCAGTTCCTGTCGCGGCTTTAAAAACTTCTTCAATACCCTCGGGTTTCTGTGAGCCAACATAAGCGGCTCCCCCCAATCCGGGAATCAAAGAACTTAAACCACGTAAAATTGCAGGTATTGCCATCGTGACAATATAACTTATTTTAGCGCGTTTTTAAATTCCTGTATGACTCGATCAGGATTTTTTAGGTATTTTCGACTACGAATATGAACTTCATCACGTTCATTCATCAACACAAACCACCGATCTAAATGTTTCCACTTATGTCTATTGGTGATTTTAGGGGGAACATGACGTCTTACGCCCTTACTTTTAGTTCCTTTACAATCTACATAAACCGATTTCCCCGATTCGAGATTCACGACTACTAAATCAATAGGTCCAAGTTCCGTGGAGTTTGTATAAACCACATAGTTCGGATCTAAATCTTCCAAATACTGCGTAATCATCCTCTCTACTTTTCGTCCAAACTTTTGTCGAGGTTCTAGTAATGGCATCGCCGCTCAGTATTGACTCGCCCCGTAATCATATTGCGGAGGAAAGGATACAGGGCTTGGGATAGCTCGAACAACGATGCCATTGTTTTAGAGGGATAAAGTAAGGAGTGAGCTATCCAAACTGTTAAAACTGGTTCTCTTGCGTCTCTACAAAAAACTTAGGATCATGTTCGCTAATCTCAACCTTGTGTTCCGTGAGCCATGATTCGATGACTTTGATTGAGTCTTCTAAATTTTCGCCGATGTCGTATCGTGCGTAAGTGATTAAATCACTAATGGCTTTCTTCAACTGTGGATTCATGATGGACTCCGTTTGGTTTGGGCGTAATGCCGTTTAATCTCTCGTATTCACTATCAATGAGATAACGAATAAACGATCCCATGGACATGTAACGTTCTTTGGCCATTGGGGCAGCTTTTTTATAACTTTCTATTCGGACTGCAACCGACTTATATTTTTCGGTATTCATGGGATTATCCTATAAAATTATTAATACTTTTGCAACTAAATAAGATACAATTTTTAGCATGAAAATACTTCTGATCATGATCGTATGTATCCAAGATGTAAGCTTAGCGTTAAAAGATTCTTGTATCGTTGTACCTACAGAACAAAGTTTTAATTCAGTTCGTGAATGCCTTCTCTTTGTAGATGGGTATAAAAAAAGAAATGTTGACCCTAATGTTTTTTTATCGGGGTTCTGTACAAGTAAAGGTACTATTTAGGAATCGCTTTCTTCCATGGTTCTGCGTTACCGTTCTTTGCGGTATACCATGTATATTCCGTACTCTTATTACACCAAACTTCTTTCTTCATATTTAATTCTTTAAAGGCATCGTTGACCGCTTGTTGAACACTTTGCCAATTATAATCATCACCGATCATAATTCCGTCGGGCTTGATTTTTGGCCACCAGTTTAAAATATCATCCTTCACTGCATCATAAGTATGAGCGCCGTCAACACTAACAGCATCAATCGATCCGTCTTTAAAACGATCTAAAAAAGCTTGATTGTCACTACGTCCTTGTAAAGGAATAACCATTTCTCTTCCGATAAAGAACTGTAAGTTTTCTCTAAAAGTATGGTACATCTTCGATAAATCTAAATGCGCGTGTTCTTGACCGCTACCTTCCCAAGTATCAATGCAATAAATCTTGACCTTCTGTTTATTCGCATTCCAAAAAGCTGTTGCTAAAAAACTTGTTGAACGACCCATAAAAGATCCAATCTCAACAACGGTAGCACCGTCGGGCAAGTTACTCGCCAACTGTGCATACGAGTCTTGGTAATTAAACCAGCCCGGTATTTGATGATATGTATATTCCATTATTCTTCTATTCCATTTATATGATTCATAATTAATTGACAACCTCCCTCGTTGCTTTTTAAGTCTTCCTCAAAACCTTCAAAATACGTTTTCATGTCTCGAGAGAACTTTATTTTCACTTCATGATCAATCATTTGCTCATAAAAGAAATCACTGTTAGTAATGAACGTAACGTCTGTGCCCAAGTATCGCCTTTCTTCCTCATCCTTCCTAATAGGAACAATGATCTCCACGTATTCGTGAAAGCCCTCTTCTTCGGGGTAGTAACGCTTTCTTTTTTCTTTCTCAAGATCGATAATCACTACTTAGCAGATTGTTCGTACATCCCCTTTAGTTTAAAAATTTCTTGTCTCATCTCTTGTTTATCATCACATAGTTCTTCAATTTTTTTCAATGCGATTTGATATGTTGCTTGCAGAGACTCCAGTGCCTTTTCTAAATCATGTATTCGTTCCATAATATACTCCTTGTTATTTTCTTGCTTTGCCATATCCTCGTTTCGCGAGACGTCCGGCGTATTTAGGTTTCTTTTTCTGACTGCTCTTAGCGGCAATCTTATTACCTTTTCTTTTTTTGTCAACGAAGCCACCAGTCTTACCAGAAGTCGGTGGTTTCTTTCCTTCTAATTCTTGATTTAAAAAGGTATCTAATAGTTCTTTAAATCTTTCCTGAGTCTTTTTTCTTTTCTCAGGATCATCAATTTTTTTAATCTCTTCTTTAGACATACCTATTTGGTTTTCTGCCATTTCAATATGCTCTGGAGAATAAGGAAGATTAAAACCGAAAATACCCATAACGACTCTTATACACTACTCATCCTTCAACTTCAATTCTTTTATCTCGCCCCAACTAGGACCAACTTCAACGTCAACCTTCGATTTTACCTTAAGTTCAACACAGTTTTCCATTAAATTTTTTACTTCTTTCATCTCTTTTTCGCTTGACAAACTTAAATCTAGCTCGTCGTGAACTTGGATGTGTGCAAGGTATCCTGCCTCATATAAATCTACCATTGCCTTCTTTGTTTGATCTGCGGCACTGCCTTGAATTAATCGGTTTAATGCTTTGTAGGTATAGGCACGTTTGATGTCTTTACCATATTCTCTTTCCGCTTCCGCTTTAGGAAGAGGTTTATGAATACCCCATTGTGTCGGTTCCCATGTATCAAATCGACAAACACGACCGAGTAAAGTTCTTAAGGTTCCAACGTCGCCTGCTTTTTTGGAGGCTTGATCAATTAACTGTTTGACAAATGGAACGCGAGAGTGATACTCCTCGAACAATGTTGCAGTATCATCAATATCGAGACCGAGTTCGCTACTTAGCTTTCCCTTACCCATGCCATACATCATACCTAAATTTATTGTCTTCGCCTGTTTACGATCAATCCCCGCCATGTCGGCAACAACTTGGTGGAAGTCGGCGTCGGTATCTTCGTATGCTTGTATTACTTCGTCGGCTCCTTTTAGACCGCCCATGGTAAGCTTTGCATAATGAACGAGTATCCTAGGTTCCTGTTGAGAATAATCGAAAGTGCTCCAACGACATCCGTCCTCGGGAATGAACAAACTTCTAATCAATGGACCCAGTATCTTATTGCGCGCTGGGACTTGTTGGAGATTTGGGCTACTGTAACTAAAACGCCCAGTAACTGTACCCCCGCTCTCACCTCGCATTTGATGGATCTCTGCATGTATCCTGCCGTTATGTTCGTGTTTTAAAATTGTATCAATAAACGTCGTTCGTGCTTTGTTTATTTCCCTCGCTTCGTTGACCAACCGTGCCAAAGGTGATGGGTGAGTCGATAAGAAATGTTTGACGAATGAAGGTTCATCAGACTTCGGTGTTTTAGGATAAGTAATACCTTGAGCATCGAAAGCTTTTGCAATGGATCGAGCTTCCCATACACTGACTTCAACTCCTGTATCTCTTTGAATTTGGCGTAATATCTCCTTCTCTTTTCGATGAAGTTCACCTTTGACTTTTTCTGCTTTGTTGACATCAACTCTCACACCTTTCTTTTTCATCTCATATAAGACAGGAAACAACCGTGTTTCGAGATCAAATATGTGAGTTAATTCTTGCTGAATTAATTTTATCTTTAAACAATTCCAAAGTTTGAGTGTGACTGCCGCGTCTTGTTCCGCGTATGGACCCACATGCATGGGTGGTAAACGATACATCTCACCTTTGGCATCGACACCCCATTCTTTTGCCGCTTCGTATAATAAGGCTTCGGACTTACTCTCTCCCAAGTAGTCTCTCGCGAGTTCGTTGAGGGAATATCGGAACCTGTTTTCATCGATAAGAGGTGCAGCAATGAGAGTATCAATAATACGACCGTTGATTTGTAAATCCAACCCACAGACAATCCAACCCACGTCGTACATGGCATTGTGAAATATTTTATCCGCCGGTGTTTGTAAGACTTCTTTAAACCATTTTTTAAAGACTTTTTCGTCAACATTTCCCCCGCCGTCATGGCGTATCGGATAGTAAGCTTGCCAACCCTCAATAGCGATAGCAACTCCTATCACGTATCCTTTACCTGTTGCCCAACCGGGCCCCAGTTCCTTGATATGAGGATCACATGTTTCTAAATCAATTGCAATCTCTTTTGCTTGGGATAAATCGGGAAAGTCTTCTGGTGGTAACCATTCACTGGGTGGCTGAAAAAAAGGTATTTGTACTGGCATTAGTGGCTCCTTTGAAATAATTCAGAGAACTCTCTGTTAGAATTAGATCGAACAATATGTAAATTTTCTTTTGCTCGTGTAACTCCCACATAGAATACTCTACGTTCGTCGTCCTTATCTTTCCAATAAGATTCGTCTGCTTTCTTAGAAAGATCTGTTAATAGCATGACGTTATCAGCCTCCCCACCTTTAGCGCCATGAATAGTCGATAGTTTGATCCGTGGTTCGTGAGACAAGTCTTTTTCTCTTCGTAACACGGCCGATAAATAAAACTTTTTGGTTTCAGGAATCTTCGTTAATGCATCTTGCCACGGTGTATTTTTATCTAAATACAAGCCGTGATTATTTACTAAGTCTTCATACGTAAATATTTCTTGTTGTACATTCTGCATTTGTTTATGTCTTCTTTCAATTCTAGGCAGATAATAATAAATATTTTTTACGTCGTCCAGTGTTATTAAATTTTTACGTTGCAATTCTTCCCATGCACGTACGGCTTTAAATAAACGATCACTCACAGAACGTTGTTCGTTACGCTTGTAGTAATAACCTTCTGACTTTAAATAATCTTCAATTTGATCAAGAATATAATTCGTTCTACCCAAGATCATCCAATCCCCTTTCGATAAAGGTTTTAAATGTCGTGTAGGTAAATATTTAACTGTACCTTCTTCTTCTCTAGGACGCCAGTGTTTAAAGACTCTTTTGCTCACAGGAAGAATAATATTATTAGCGACACGTTGCACGGATTTTGGTATTCTATACGATTGACCTAAAACTACTTTTTCCCCTTCCATATTCACTAGGAAGTCACTCCGAGCACCTGCCCATTTAAAAATAGCTTGATCATCGTCGCCTGCAATGTAAACGCGTTTGGCTTTACGAGATAACTTTTCTACTAACTGCCATTGTAACCATGACAAGTCTTGTGCTTCATCGATAATAATAACATCCAGTCCTATATCCATATCTCTTTTATTAAATTCAATTAACATATCTGTGTAATCAAATTTAAAACGAGGACTGTTACCGCCAAACTTATAATCGTGTAAACCTTTAGCGATGTATTCTAGTTTTAATAAACCACCTTCTAAATGTCCGTCGTGTTGTTGAAATTGTTCTTGAATGGATACACCATTAATCTTTGCTAAATCAATTAGTGCGGTGAACTGATCATCGGGAAAGCCCACACCTAATGTATTTATTTTTCGATTAGGGTTCGATAAACGTATCTGTAATTTATCAGATAAGTAACGATAGTCTTCATCATTCATCACATCACTTTCTGTTAAACCAATCGAATGGTAAGCCAGACTATGTAAGGTTTGAAAGTGTTTAAAGTTCTTTTTTGATATAGAAGGAAACTTACTTAATGCTCTCATCAAAGCTTCTTGAGCTGCTTTTCTTGTAAAGGCAAAGTATCCTATTTTTGCGGGATCAACTCCTTGTTCCACTTCCTTTGCAAAGACTTCTTCTAAAAGATAAGTCGTCTTGCCA